AAAAAATATTTTCACATCAGGTTCAGATCAAATATCTCAAAATTTTGTTATTGAATCTTGGCATGTATCTCAATCTATAGATGCATTTACAGGAAATAAAGAATATGATATTACACTATCAGGATCTTTTAAACTAACAGGATCTCAATATGTAACAGGATCAATATCTGCATCTTTAGGAGCAAATACTGTTGGTTTTCATGGTACCTCTTCATTTTCTGTAACTTCATCCTATGGTATAAGTGCCTCATATTCAATTTCATCTTCAAGAGCTGAAAGTTCATCATATGCTATTAGTTCATCATATGCTACTAGTGCTTCTTATTCCATTAGTTCTTCAAGAGCTGAAAGTTCATCATATGCTATTAGTTCATCATATGCTACTAGTGCTTCTTATTCTATTAGTTCTTCAAGAGCTGAAAGTTCATCATATGCTATTAGTTCATCATATGCTACTAGTGCTTCTTATTCTATTAGTTCTTCAAGAGCTGAAAGTTCATCATATGCTATTAGTTCATCATATGCAACCTCAGCATCTTATGCTATTTCATCTTCTATAGCAGATTTTGCAACAAATATTGCTTATTCCTACACAATAATAGATGATATAACATTTACCTCATCAGGTGCTCCGTTTCCAGTATCTAATATTACCCCTTATAACATTTATGTTTCTCAATCATCAGGCAATATTTTAAATTTAAGTTTTGCGAATGGTGTAGATGGGCAAATGATTAATTTTACACCTGGTTATTTAGCTACAAATTTAGATTTAACATTAATAGCTATATCCGCTTCCGTAGAAGTAGTAGGATTGGGAGGAGGTATTATCCTTGCTGGAACTAGTAATACAGCGAATAATATATTTACAGGTTCTATTTCAAATGTTAAAAATTTAACTTTTCAATACATAAATCCTGGAGTAATTCCATCACCAAATCCTTGGGGTCCACTTCCAGGTTGGTATTTAATAAATAATAATACAATGTAAAAAATGGAAAATAAAGTTTTATCACAAGACGAGTTACAAAAATTAAAAGATTTTCAAACCAACAGAAATGCACTAATTAGAGATTTTGGTTTTATTGAATATCAAATTCAAGAATTAGAATTGCAAAAAAAAGGACTTATTGAAGCTCTTGTTAAAATTAAAAATGAAGAAATCCAAGTAGCTAAAGAATTACAAGAAAAATATGGTGAAGGAGCAATAGATATTGATAAAGGAGAATTCATAAAATCTAATTGATTTTTGAACCCCTCTGCCATATTTATTACAGAATAAAATCAATATAATTTTATAAACATGGCAGAAACATTAATATCTCCTGGCGTATTAGCAAGAGAAAACGACCAATCCTTTATTACGCAGCAACCCGTTACTGTAGGTGCTGCTATTATTGGCCCTACAGTTAAAGGTCCTGTAGAAGTTCCTACTATTGTTACATCATATAGCGAATATGAAAATAAATTTGGTACCGGATTTTTAAGCGGTAGTCAAGTTTATACTTATTTTACCTCAATTGCTGCTTACAATTATTTTGTAAATGGGGGTGAAACTTTATTAGTAGCTAGGGTAGTAACAGGTTCATTTAGCGAAGCAACAACAGTAACCGGTTTAACTGGATCTAATGGTATTGTAAACTCAACTCCTTTAACCACAGCATCAGTAGCTATTACAAGTGCTAGTTTAGCTACAGTATTAAATGCTACTACTTTTAATGGTACATTTATATTAAATGGAGTAACAATTAATGTTACAAGTAGTGCAACTTATGCAAACACAACTTCTTCAGTATTATATATTCCTTCAGGATCTACTTTTGGTAATACTTTAACAGCAATTGTAGATACAGTAAACTTTAGCTCGTCTGTTGCTACTTACACTTCTTCATTACAATATATAACAGGTAGTGTTTCTGGTTCAACCAAAGGTTTAGAATTCTTCTCTAAGAATAATGTATCAGGCAACATAGGTAACACATATTATGTAACCGTAAATGCTACTACTACATACTTTTCAGGAGGTAAAGATACAGCAGCTCTAGTATTAGCTTCATTATCAGAAGGTTCTTTAATGAACAGTACAGGTAGTGAAGATATTAGCGGTTCATTAGAATCTGGTAGTTCAGATAATATTCGTTGGCAAATTGCTAACAGTGATACTTCACAAGGTACATTCTCATTAATAATTCGTCAAGGTGATGATAATGTTGATAATCCAATAGTATTAGAAACTTGGACTAATTTATCAATGGACCCAACAGCTCCTAATTTTATTACCAAAACATTAGGTGATCAAAAACAAAATTATAATTCTGTAACAAACCAAATTGAAGTATCAGGTTCAGTGCCTAATTTCTCTAAATATGTAAGAGTTAAATCTGTAGCTACTCCTACTCCATTGTATTTTGATAATACAGGCAATGCAAAAACTCAATTTACAGCTTCAATTCCTGTAAACGGTAGTGGTTCATTTGCTAATGCTAATGGTGAGTTATATATAGGAGCTGGTGCTGATTATTATGAGACTATAAACTCAGTAAGCAACATCCAAGGTTTAAATACTGGTAGTTATGATAATATGATTGCTTTATTATCTAATCAAGATGACTACAGATTTAATGTGTTAATTACTCCTGGTTTATTTAACTCACTTCACTCAACACAAACTACAAACATTATTAATAATACTCAAAATAGAGGTGATAATATTTTTGTACTTGATTTAGTACCTTATAATGTTTCTACTATCACTTCAGTAGCTGCTCAAGCAAATGCAAGAAATACTTCATATGCTGCTTCATACTGGCCTTGGGTTCAAACAATTGATCCTAATACAGGAGCATTGGTGTGGGTACCTGCTTCAACAATGGTAGCTGGTGTCTATGCCTACAACGACAGCGTAAGTGAACCTTGGTTTGCACCTGCAGGTATTAATAGAGGTGGTTTAACTAGTGTGGTTAGAGCTGCTCAAAAATTATCACAAACCCAAAGAGATAGTTTATACGTTAACAAAATCAACCCAATTGCTACATTCCCTGGAACAGGAGTTGTAGTTTATGGACAGAAAACATTACAAACTAAAGCTTCTGCTCTTGATCGTGTAAATGTTCGTCGTTTGTTAATTGCAGTTAAGTCTTTTATTTCTCAAATTGCAAATAACTTAGTATTTGAACAAAATACTATTGCAACAAGAAATGCTTTCTTAAGCCAAGTTAATCCTTATTTAACTTCAGTCCAACAACGTCAAGGTTTGTATGCTTTCAAAGTGATCATGGATGATAGTAATAACACTCCAGATGTAATTGATAGAAATCAGTTAGTGGGTCAAATTTACTTACAGCCAACTAAGACAGCTGAATTCATTTACTTGAATTTCAATATTTTACCAACTGGAGCAATTTTCCCAGCATAATTTTTTAAAAGTTGAATATTTATAACAAAAAGAAAATAAAATAATAATATGGCAATCTTAGACCCAAACGAAATATTTTTTACCGCCTTTGAACCAAAGGTACAGAATAGATTTATTCTTTATGTAGATGGAATCCCTTCATACTTAATCAAAGCGGTAAGTGCAATAGAATTAACTCAAGAAGAAATCGTATTAAATCACATCAACGTTCTTCGTAAAGTAAAAGGCAAATCTAAATGGAGTGATATTACAATGACTTTATTTGATCCTATTACTCCATCAGGTGCTCAAGCTACTATGGAATGGGTACGTTTACATCACGAATCAGTGACAGGTAGAGATGGTTATTCAGATTTTTATAAAAAAGACTTAACTATTGATATTTTAGGTCCAGTAGGTGATATTGTTTCAGAATGGGTAATTAAAGGTGCATTTATTAAAACTGCTAGCTTTGGTGAATATAACTGGGATAATGATGCAGCCGCACAAAACCTTACAATTACTGTAGGTATGGATTACTGCGTATTGAACTTCTAAACTAAAACAAGAAAATATAAAAAAGCTCGCAAGAAATTGCGAGCTTCTTTTTTTCTCATATATTTATATACAACAAAGTTATAAAAAAAACAGATTATGACAGATAACAAATTTAAATTCCCAACCGAAACTGTGGAATTACCATCAAAAGGTTTAGTTTATTCTTCAACTTCCCCACTTTCAAAAGGTGTAATAGAAATGAAGTACATGACCGCAAAAGAAGAAGATATTTTAACAAATCAAGCTTATATTAAAAAAGGTATTGTATTTGATAAATTATTAAAATCTCTTATTATTACTGAGGGAGTTGATATTGATGATTTAATTGTAGGTGATAAAAATGCTCTTTTGGTTGCAGCTCGTATTTTAGGTTATGGTGGAGATTATAAATTTTCATTGTATGGAACAGATTATAATGTTGATTTAACTACTCTTGATAATAAATTTTTTGGTAATGAAGATTTTGAAAAAGGTAAAAATGAATTTAAATATACATTACCAACATCAAAAATTGAAATTACTTTTAAAATATTAGATGGTAAAGCTGAAAAAGCCGTTGATGCTGAATTAGAAGGATTAAAAAAAATCAATAAAGATTCCTCCCCAGAATTAAGCACCAGATTAAAACATCTAATATTATCAGTTGATGGTAACTATGAACAAAAAGCTGTACGTGAGTTTGTAGATAATTATCTATTAGCAAAAGACTCAAGAGCTTTACGTGATCATATTAAAAATTTCCAACCTGATGTAAACATGACTATAAACCATAAGGATGCAGATGGCTTTGAGGAGGAAGTCACCATTCCCGTTACTCTTAACTTTTTTTGGCCTGAGTCTTGATTTTATTTCTGAAGAAAGAATGGCTCTTTTTACTCAATTACATGAAATGTGTTTTTGGGGACAAGGAGGTTATGATTTTGAAACAGTATATAATTTACCTATATGGTTAAGAAACTTTATCTTTAATAATATGAAAAAACATTATGATAAAGAAAATTCAAATAACCAAGATCAAATAATTAAAAAATCAATAGCTAATTTAAAAGCAGGTGCAACCCCTTCACCACCCTCAAATCAAAAATTAATATATAAAACAGAGGCATCAAAAAAATGATGCCTCTTAATATTTATTATATATGGCAGATCCTAAAGACAGTAAACAACAGTTTGAAGATTTAAAAAAACAAATTAAATTACTTAATGACGAAATCAAAAGATTAGGGGGAGATGCTTATACTAATTTAGATAATATTTTTAAAGGTTTTAATGGAGACATAAAAAATGCTCAAAAGTTTGTAAAACAACTTCATAAAGATGTAGATGATTTAAAAGATGTTTTTGGTAATATTTCAACAACATTAAGAAATGTAGTAAATGATTTAATAGGAACTAAAAATCCTGTAAAAGAAACAGCTAAAGCTTATGATAAATTAGAAGATTTAGCTAGAAAATTAAGAGACCATGCTAACGATGAATATGTA